TATAGCTAATCCATCATCATAAAACTCTCTCATTTCTTCAGGCCCACTAAAATGAACATTTTTGTTGTTAGCGTATTCTTTAGCATATGCTTCACGAAAACGTTCTTCAAATAATTCTTCTAGATTTATTCTGTCTGCTTGTGCTCCACTTTCCTCATACATAGTATGTAAATACTTTTGTACAGTTTCATGAATGGCGGTACCGAATGTCATATTAATAGAAGGAGCATAAATTTTATGTCCGTCTCTATACTGTAATGCCCATTTTTTAGGACATGAAGAATACATTGATAGTTGAGAGTATGAGATACTTTTTTGAAACGCATAGTTTATTTCAAGTGGTTTGAAATTCTTTATACGTTTAAGTACCTCAGGCAGTTTTGGTTTTGCCATCGTATGTTGTTGTTACATTCCAGTTTCCAGAAAATGCTCCGTTATCTGAACTTACTATTTCATTAGCTATAGTACATCCGCATATTCCACTGTCTCCAACATATGGATTAGGCGTAATCCAAGGTGAGGTCTTCGGTAATGGACTTACTGATGGTTTATTATCTGCCTCAAACAGATCTAGCAAGTCCATGATTGCTACTTCTAGATCTTGGCTATCCTCAGATAAATTTATTTCTCTCTTAATGAGTTGTTTTAATGTCTCTATTTTCATTTTTTCCACATGTTATTTTGTACTATTTGAGCTATGATACCATAATTAGTAATGTCTCTATAACTGTCAGTTACAGATTCATCTGCTACTCGATTTTCTTTACCTAACAGAACCAGATTTTTTAAACGATTCATTTTATCATTCATTCGAATCCAAACTGCTGTTAATGAAAGTTTCTTTTCGTCTTGAGTTTCGAGACGTGTACCCATAGAAATGTTATCTAAACCATAGTCTAGCATTTTTCCAGCAAACAATTCATATTGTTCCTTAAGAATCTTTTTATATTCTCTAGCAACTTCTGGATATTCTTCTTCCATTTGTTGAATAACTGTTTTTTCTGTAGCCATTATTTAATTAGTTTTTTAATTTCTTTTTCATCAATTCCTTTTGCTGTCAAAATATTTTCTAACCATTTTTTATCAGTCAATGAAATATATTCATCTGCTTCACTTACAGAACATTCAAAATATTCTGCTACGTGTTGAGCTACTTCAGGTGAAGCCTTTTTAGTATTTGATTTGATATATGCTGAGTAAGTGTTTTTGGATTGTGGAATCATAAAACAATATATTTCATATAATTTTCTATTATCATGAATATTTAGTCCTTGTATATAATTTACAACCTCAATATATTTTGGATTCATTGAGAGTAAACGATGAATCATAAACGAGTTCCATGTTTTTTTTTCTTCCTCGGAATAATTCTCCCAATTTTTTTTATAAAGGATAATATTTTTTACCCAATCAAATAAGGTATATTTATTTGTTTTCATAAGACCATTTAAAACCATATGCTGTTTTTTGTTTTTTATTACAACATGTTGATATATTACTATTTGGAAAGTTTAGTTCTTTTTGGATTTCAATAACACTATTCCATTCTTTTATAAAGTTATTGTTTAAATCAAATTGATAAACTTTCTTACATGATTTATGTATAGATAATTTATAATCTAAAGATAATGGATCTTCTTTATATCTCCAAATGTAACCACCTGCTGTTTTAATTTTTTTAACTAATACTTCCTTAATTCCTTTTTTGTATTGATCTTCTGCTTTTTTAATACTTGACCATTCTTGGATAAAATTTCCATCTAAATCATATTGAAGAATACATTTACTATTTTTACCCATAGAATATATTTTTATTTTATTTTTAATTTCTTCAGATCTTGGTCCTCCTCCATTATCATATAACTCACAAAATAAAGCCATTTTCCATCCAAATTCATTTATAAATTGTTGTTTATAGTGAGCTTCTCTTTCATTTAATTGTTCTAGAGAACATTCTTCAATGATTTCAAATATGTGATTTTCAGGACTATATTTTTGGAGAGAATTATATATTTTAGGACCAACACTTTTTTTATTGGTTAAAAATCGTTCATATTTCTTCCATCTATCTTCTATATTAATAGATTGACCAACATAAACTTTTTCACTAGGACTTGTTATTTTATAAATACCTATCATTTTATAATAAATATTATAAATTCATAGATAAATATCGATCCTTACTTTGTTTTGTTGTACTCTTCATATTCCTCACGGAGTTCTTTAGGTAATAATTCAGTTAAAATTTTTCCTGTTTTAACATCAATAAACACTGGAATTGGAATCACTGCGTCTTCAGATGTTCCAACTAGGAATTTACTTGCTTTTCTTAATACTACTGCTTCTTGGAATACATGATTTCCTTCTGCTGATTCAATAGGTGTGGTTTGTTTAATGTCCACGTTCATTTGGGGTTGTTTTTCTTGGTTCATATTACTTTTTTATTGTTTATAATTTCTAATATACGTGAAATAGTGCTCATAACATTTATCTCTTTGTCTAAAACAAAATGAGCACGATATGTTCCTTCTTCAATAGTACAAATAATAAGTCCATCGTTACCTTTAGAATATTCGTTTAAATGCTCATATAAAAAAGAATAAATTTCTTCAAACTGGTTAGGATTTACATCAGCATTTGCTATAATTTGTCTAATGTTGTTAAAAGATTTTATAGACGGTTTTTTAAGTTCCTCTAGTATGTGCTCTTTATATTGTTCATTAGTATCTGATAATTCACCTAACCTTAATGCTCCATCAACTGTATATTTTTGACAATTGTTAATGATTTTTCTAAAGTCAGGATAGAATCGATTTACAATAGTAACTAGATCAGGAATTTCATATTCAATTTCTTCTTTATCTAGAATAGTACTGATATGTTGTGCTACTACTTTTTTAGTAGGAGGTGATAGATCAAATTCTTGACATCTACTTCTAAGTGGTTCTATAAGACGTTCTGGGTAGTTACCTGTTAAAATAAAACGAGTAGTTAAACTATATGTTTCCATCATGTTTAACAATATAACTTGTGAAGCTGATAAAATATGAGTTGCTTCATCTAAAATCACTATTTTAAGTGGTTTGAATGAACCAGCAGCAGCAAATGCTCCTACTTTGTCTCTCATAACATCAATTGATCGTTCATCTGTTGCGTTAATATATAAGTAATCGCAATCAATATTTTTAACTAATATTTTGGCGATCGTGGTTTTACCAGCACCAGGCTTACCAGCAAATAGTAGATGTGGTATATCCTGATTTTTAATAAATTCTTCGAATTTAGATTTAATCTCATCTTTACAAATGTATCCTTCTAAAGTATCAGGACGGTATTTCTCGTTTAGTATTGTGTGTAACCTTTTTGACATAACTTTTATTTTTTTATACTTTTTCTATAATCTCTAATATACACTGCATTTTCATAATCTTCTACATCAGGAAGCACAGCATATTTTTCCATGTCCTCAAGTAGCTTATCAAAGTCACCTTTAAAATATTCTAACTGTTCTTGTAAAAATACTTTTTGATCCATTGGAATGTTTGAATTGTATATTTCAGGATGTATTTTATTTTTATATAAGAGTCTTGTACTATATTCCATAACTTTTTATTTATTACCAAATGGCCATCCTGCGAAATCCTCAGAATCCATTACATATTCAATCAAGGAAATACAGTAATCTTCATTAAGAGCAGTTAGTATTATTTTATCTATATCATATCCTTCAGGATGTTTTTTAGCATAAAATAACATAGCTCCTGTTTCAGGTAGTTTGTAATCAGGATTGTCTCTTAAAGATTTAATGTACTTATCATATACTTGTTGAGCAGACATTTCTACAAACAATTTTTCTATACCATCAGTATCAGAATCAATTTCTTTTAATTCATTTTCCGAATTAGTATAAATTTTATCTTCTGTGTTTTCAATAGTATATGGTTCTACTTTTTCAATAGTAATAACTATTTTAGTACCATCAGTATAAATTGGAATTTTTACTAACTCACCCGTTGGATGATACATTTTAGGAAATTGTTTAATTTCATATTCACGTTTGCTTTCTGCATCACCACCAATAGTTTCCCATAGCTGTAATGATTCTTGAATCTTTGTTGTAATTCTTTCTACTTGTTTTGATTTCATGATTTATTTTTTATAATGTTAATTTTAACATCTCCATTAATGATTTGATCTTGCACCTTAGATGCTTCTTTAAAGTTTTTACAATCTGTTACATCTACATTGATTGTTATTCCTAACTCTTTTAATTGCTCAGGAGTTAATGGTTTAATTGGCTCAGGTTCTACAAACTTTGGATAAGTTCTTTTAAGTGGATCTTTTTTAAAAGTATATCCTGTAATATCAACATATCTGAGTAATTCTTTATCACCGTCAATTGTTATACCTGGTACTTTACCTCCAATTTTAATCATTACAATTTTGTATCCCATCTTATGGGACAGCCATTTAATAATTTTTATCATAGTATTTCAATTATATTTTTACTCAACATTTCATCTATTTTACTTCTTACAGCATTAGGATGAGTGTTAAGATATGTTTGTGTATATTCCATAGGACCTACAACTCTACACCATTCATTTAAGTCATCAAATTCATTTTGTTCATATGCTCCATCAGCGTACATTCCTGCATCTGTGACTAGAACTTCTAATTCAGACATTTTATCCCAATTATCATACTCTAAAGAGTTTTCTTCTCCATACAATAAATTGAGACGTTCTATTTCTTTTTGGGTATTTTCTTTTAATACAATTTTCATAACTTTTATTTTTCTTTAAATATATAGAACCTTTTTCAGAAAGCCAAATTACCGATCACCATAAATGTTAAACTTTTTTGGTTCTGGTGGTGTTACTTCTTCAGTAGTAAGAATATATATTTTTCCTTTTGAAGGTGATATAATAAAATCTCCTTTATATTCATATTTTTGGAAATATTTTTCTAAAACATGTGTGAGTGAAGGAAAACCTTTTCCATC